AACCAAACTCGTTTCAAAGGTAAGGTAGTAAACGCAAGTTCATTTGATCCAGATCCAACACTTACAACCTTATTAGAAGGTTGGTTGCAGTCTAGTGCTTTTCCACTTAGAACTGGTAACCATGTTGAAAAGCGGCCAGGTACATGGAATTTTAGTGTTGTAGGTAGAAATGCTAATATGGATCAAAGAAGCGAATACGTTGAATATGATGAAGCAAATCGTGAACGTGAAACAATTGCATATCAAATTAATTCTGAGTTCAAAAATATTACAGCAACTGTAGGTGGCGATACCGGTATTGACATATATACTACAGGTAGAGACAAAAGCCAAATTTTAGAAGACTTTAATAATGGTTCTGACCATATCATTTTCTTTGGTGATAAAACAGAACAAGGTGGAAATGATTATCCACTCGCTAATGCAATTAAACATCCAGGCAAAACTTATCAAGTTGACGACTGGAAACATACATGGAAAATTTTGAAAGATTTATAATGGAACAAGAACGTTATTACGAGTATATGCTACGGCGCAACAAAGAAAAAAATGCCCAAGAAACAAAATGGGATAACCGATTTATGGAATTGGCTGAAACAATTTCTAATTGGAGTAAAGACCCGTCGAGCCAAATAGGTGCAGTTGCAGTTAACGATGAACGTCGTATTTTGGCTACAGGATATAATGGTTTTCCAAAAGGTATTGCTGATACTGAAGAACGTTTATCTAATCGAGATGAAAAATATCCACGTATCGTACATGCTGAAATGAATGCTTTGATGAATGCTCTATATGCTGGCGTATCATTAAAGGATGCAACACTATATGTTTATGGATTACCTATTTGCCCAGATTGTACTAAGTGTGTTATTCAAGCAGGTATTAAACGTGTAGTAATACCAACCTACAATAAAGCTCCAGGCAATTGGCTACAAATTTGGAATGAAAGATCGCTACCCATGTTTAAAGAAGCAGGAGTGGCGGTATGTTTACTATAGAAATGGATTGGGATGAAACAGCAATTACCATACTTGATCCAGATGGAGAATACGAAGATTTACAAGTTATTGCATATGATGATATAATATACATTAGGCAGTGGGACGAAGACATTCAAAGATTTATTCTTATGTCCTTTTCTCCTAAAATGTTCTTGTCACTTATGCAATCTTTTAAACTACCTGAAGGTGCATACATTTTGAAAGGACCGGACGAATTATGATTAAAGTTTATGGAAAACCAAACTGCGCTTTTTGTACAAAAGCAAAAAACCTATTAGAACAACGTAATTTGGATTATGAATACAAAGACGTTTCTGTAGTTGAAAATATGACGGCACTCAAAGAAGCCTATCCTTTGGCTAAGAGTGTACCTCAGATCTGGATCAGTGGAACTCATGTCGGTGGCTACAACCAGCTAGTAAAATACCTAGAAGATACTGGGTACAATGGTACTGGTTACACACTTTAATTCAAAATAATTACAAAAAAGTGAAATTAACTGTTGACATTCAGTTTAGAATATAGTAGTATGGTTATATCAAACAAAGGATATAAGCATGACAAATAAAGTTACATACCAAGTTCAACTCGACATCTCATCGGAACCAACAAACCAAGAAGTTATTCAATTCGCCCAAGAACATGGCTGTACGGCTACACTTCTGGAACAAAACGGCCCAGCTGGTGGGAATCCACTTTGGCTTTTTAAATCTGACTCATTTGACATGTTATCGGAACTATATACCCAAGTTATGGGCTACGGCCATGGTTTTGACGACGACACCCTTAAAACAATGTTTACGGAGGTATAAACACAATGATTGATTGTATTATAATTGCTGAACGTTTACGTAGCTTATCCCGTCGTGCTGACAACTTTGGTAAAACACGGGAAGAGCTTATTGAAGAAATACTTATGATTGCTGAAGATTATGAAGCTCGTGCTCAACGTCTTGAAAAGCAAATGGAAATGGAGGCAGCTTAATGTCTATGCATTTAGTTCGTGGTGTACAAGTCCACGGTAAATCAAAATTGAAAAAGAAACCAGGTTGGAAAAAAGCTCAGGCTGATCACAACGAGTTTCTTAAAAGCATGGGTATTGACCCAGATAAGAAACCATCTAAAGCGAAAGGAAAACCTTTATATGAGACGAAATCGAATGACGTACACCGCAAGGACAGCGGAGTCTCGACGTCGGATGTTATCCCGGCAAATGGAACGGGTAAAGAACGAAGCGAATACACAGGTGACTACATCGTTGGTATCGCAACAATGCACAAATCAAACATGGTCCCAGTCGGGCGTGGAGATGATCCAAAAGCATACGCTCAAATGAGGAGAGGCTAATGGAAATCAAAACTGATTTGATTGTTGATCATGAAAATATTATGTTTTCAAACAAAGTAAACCGGTTTGAAGTCATTGATAACAAAGGTCGTTCATACGTTAAACATGGTGTGAAAGACCTGTCTTTTCAAATCCAAGATGATGGAACAACCATAAAGGTTTTTCTTAAATACGAAGATGAAGAGGAAATCTGTATAGATTGATAAATAACTCTATTACTATGGAGTTATTTTATGTGGATTTACAAAGGGGAAGAATTTACCTCTGAGATGATTGAAGATTGGATTGGATTTGTGTATATCATTACTGACAAATCTACTGATATGAAATACGTAGGTAAAAAGCTGCTTGTTTCTAAAAGAAAACTTCCACCACTCAAAGGTAAAACCCGTCGTCGAACTGTTATCAAAGAAACAGATTGGCAAAAGTATTATGGATCTTCAGAAGAAGTTCAACAATTAGTTGAGGATAAAGGCGCTGATAACTTCCATAGAGAAATTCTTACTCTTTGTAAGTCAAAAGGAGAACTTGGTTACCTAGAAGCCAAATATCAATTTGAACATGACGTCTTGTTGAGAGACGACTATCATAACGGAATTATACAATGCAAAATTCACAGAAATCACGTAAAAAGCTTAAAAAACAGTTGACATTCTCTTAAAAGTATATTATATTAGATATAAATGAAAAGGAGAATGTTATGATTGTAACCAGAACAAGTGTATTGACCGGCAAAGTCCGTACTCGAAATATACCCGTTAAAGAACGCGATCTTGACCTGTACGAAAAAGGCTATGCTTCTATACATGATGCTATGCCTTATCTCGACTCGTCTGATCGCGAATTTATTTTGTGCGGCATTACTAATAATGAATTTAAGCATGCCTTTTCAAAGCAATTAAGAGAAATCGTTTCTGATGATTTTGGAGTAAAATTTTGATAGTACTATTTAATGGACCTCCTCGTTCTGGAAAAGATGCTGCGGCTGATTTCTTTAAACATCGCAAAGGATGGAAACATCTATCTTTCAAATATCAACTATATAAAGAAACTTGCAACTACTTTGGTTGTGATTATGATTGGTTTATGGAGCGATATGATGATCGTTCAGTAAAAGAAGTTCCTCATATAGATCTTGGTCATATGTCATGCCGTGAAGCTATGATATATGTATCAGAACAAGTAGTTAAACCTTTGCGTGGCCTAGACCACTTTGGCAAATTAGTTGCTGATGAAATTGACTTAAAAAAAGACTATGCTATATCTGATGGCGGGTTCGTAGATGAATTGATCCCTGTTGTGGAAAAAGTTGGTACAGAAAATTTTGTATTAGTTCAACTTACCCGCGATGGTGAGGATTATTCGTCCGACTCACGTAGATATTTCCAAGGTAGTCGTATTCAGAATGAATATGTTCTTGGAAATAAATATACAGAAATAGATAGAAAATATGTATTACCTCAAGTGTTTGATGTTAATATGTACAGAATACATAACAATGGTTCTCTACAAGATTTTAATAACACACTCGAGAAAATTTATCAATCAATAAAAACTTTAAACTTAATGGAGACTATATAATGGATGTTCAAGCAATTGACAAGACGTTCGTAATTGGAGCACTTAAAGAAAAAGTGTGTAAGATCGTATTTACCAAAAAGAATGGTGAAACACGAATCATGCATGCAACTTTAAATGAAACCATGTTACCACCTCAAATTGATATTGAGGAAGAAATTCAAAAGAAAGCAAAAAAACCAAACCCAGATGTGTTAGCTGTATATGATGTTAATGCACCAGGATGGCGATCATTCCGATGGGATTCCGTAACAGACTTTAATGCGGAGTTCAATGGCTAATGAGTATGATTTATAAAGGCGAAGTAGTAGAGTCTGAATTATCTGCTAATTCAAAAGGCGGTACAGAAATGATGCGCCAACGCCTATTGGATAACGTTAACAGCGAGCTCTTAAATGGGTTCGCTATTCACCTTTCAAGACCACGTGATATTCCTACCGATGTAAAAAATATCTTTTATTGCCACGACTTAGTAGGCGATCCAGAAAATAAGATACTTGAAAACAAAGGTTGGGAAAAGTTTGACCACTTTGTTTTTGTATCAAATTGGCAAAGAGATCAATACATTATGGTGTTTGGTATTCCATACTCTATGTGTTCTGTTATTCCAAACGCAGTTGAAACTCGATATGATAGTGAAGAAAAAGAGAAATCTAAAACAGTTCGTTTTATCTATCATACAACACCACATCGTGGTTTAGAACTTGTCTATCCAATTATTGATGCACTATCAAAAGAATATCCGAATATTCATTTAGATGTATATTCATCTTTTGCTATCTATGGTTGGGCACAACGTGACGATCCATATGTGGAACTATTCACAAAAATTCATGAACATCCAAACATGACCTATCATGGGTCAGTTCCAAATGAAGATGTAATTCAAGCGCTTAAGAAGTCTCACATCTTCCTTTATCCAAATATTTGGCAAGAAACATCATGCATTGCACTCATTGAAGCAATTAAATCTGGCTTGTTATGTATTCATCCAAATTATGGAGCACTTCCTGAAACCGCAGCTAATGCTACAGTGATGTATGATTATAATGAAGATGCAGGCACTCACGCTAATTTGGCATACGCTATTACAAAAGGTGTACTAGAGCAAATTAAAAACGATCCGAATTTCCTAAATAGATTTACAACATCAGATCGATTTGCTTTGATTCCAAATGACATTGTTACCTTTGGTAATCTGTGGACAAAACTTTTGAGACAAAAAGGAAGTTAACAGTTGACATTTACAAACACTTGTGTTATTATAGTATTTGTAAATTAATTGAAACGAGAAACAAAATGGCAATATTAGTAGACTATAACCAAGTTATCCTTGCCTCGCTATTTGCGAGCATTGGAAAACATTATGACGTGGCTGTTGATGAGAACATCATCCGTCACATGTTTCTGAACTCATTGCGAGCTAATCGTAAAAAGTTTTCAGAAGAGTATGGAGAAATCGTTGTTTGTGCTGACGGTAAAAATACCTGGCGCAAAGAAGCTTATCCATACTATAAAGCAAACCGCAAAGCTGGTCGTGATAAATCTGAACTCGATTGGAATGCACTTTTTGAAATTATGAATAACCTTCGTTCTGAAATTAAAGATTACTTCCCTTATAAAGTAATCCATATTGACCATTGCGAAGCTGATGATATTATCGGTACGGTCATCCATGAACATGGATCTGAGCTTAATATTGGTTCTGAAAAGTTCCTTATTCTATCGGCTGATAAAGACTTTATTCAACTTCAAAAGTACGCAAACGTAGATCAATACGATCCAATCCGCAAGCGTTGGATTCGTCACGACCAGCCAGCTCAGTACCTTGAAGAACATATTCTTAAAGGTGACACGGGCGATGGTGTACCAAACATCTTGTCACCTGATAACTGTTTAGCTGTTGGTGAGCGTCAAAAAGCAATGACCAAAAAGCGTCTTGCATTGTATTCAGACGGTACTGAAAATATGGATGAGGAAACTCTACGTAGATTTTATCGTAACAAAATGATGATTGATCTATCTGAAATTCCTCAAAAGTATCAAGATCAAATTCGTGCAGAGTACAATGAAGAAAAGAATATTGGTCGAGAACATCTGTTTAATTACTTTATTCAGAAAAAACTGAAACATCTTATCACTGACATACAGGATTTTTAAATGGCGGTACATATATCAATAAGTGAAATCGTAGCTGAAACTGGCAAGTTGAAATCAACTGCAGAAAAGGTTGCAAATCTTCAAAAGCATGATAGCTTTGCATTACGCACTGTTGTTCAAGCTACTTACGATCCTTCGATAGAGTTTTTAATTCCTAATACTCCTCCGCCTTGGAACAAAAATGATTACGAAGATGAAGCTAAAGCTATGCTTATATCTGACTCCCGTCGTCTTCGTATTTTTGTAAAAGGTGGTGGATACGACGACATCAAACAAGTAAAACGTGAATCACTCTTTATATCGTTTTTAGAAGACATTGATAATGATGATGCAGAATTGTTAGCTAATTACATGATCTGTAAAAAGCCCTTTAAAGGTATTTCCTTAAAAGTAATCAACGAAGCATTTCCACAATTAATTAAAGAAACAGCATAATAGGTTAAGAATATGGCTAAGCGTAAATCATTCCGAGAAACATGGGACGACGACGAATGGGGAGACAATGACGACTATTCTTCTAAGAAAGAAAATCGTAAAAAGCAACGTAGAGAAAAGCGAAAATCAAAGCTTTCAGAGCGCTGGTTAGAAGACGATTTCAATCTTTCGAAAAAAAATAATAAGTAGTTGTTTATAAACGATTCTTTTTTGTAATTAAATCAAATTAACTGTTGACAATACCGTTTTAATATGTTATATTGTTTGTATAAGGTAAAACAAAAAGGATCTACCAAATGAAAAAAGTAACAAAATTCGACCAAGTAACTCTTAAAGCTCTTCGCGTTGAAATGCAAAATGTTCTTAACAAATTTGGCGCCAACTTAGAATTCGAAATTGGTAACATCAGGTTTGACTCAGCTGAAGCCGACATCAAGGTTAAAGCAAAAGTTAAAGGTGCAGAAACAGTAAGCTCCGCTCTACTAAAACAAATGGTTGAGATGGAAGGTTTGCATATGAAAAACCATATGGGTGATGAGTTGGTTGACTTTAAACCTCGCAACTATAAAATGCCATACGTTTATAAGTGTGGACAATCCGGAAAACTTTTCAAAGCTGAACTGAAAGCAATGCAACGTCGCTTTGGACCTATGATGGGTGTAAAATAAAATTAAAAAAGGGGGTTGACATTCAATCCCCTTTTTGTTATAATACGAATATAAAATGAAAGAAAGTGAAAATATATGCTAAATAAAAAAGTAATCTTAACTGACGTAGACGGAGTTCTACTTGACTGGGTCCACTCATTTACACAATGGATGGAACGTCACGGTTACGTTCAAGTCGCTAATGGCGAAAACGAATACGATATTGGTACTCGTTTTAGCTTAGAATTTGAAGAAAAGGAACGTCTAGTTCGGATGTTTAACGAGTCAGCTTGGATTCGTAAGCTTCCACCTCTTCGCGATGCTATTAAGTATGTACGTAAATTACATGAAGAACATGGTTATATCTTTCGTGTAATCAGTTCACTTAGTACTGACCCTTATGCTGGTCACCTTCGTACAAAAAACTTAATTGAAATGTTTGGTCCTACCGTGTTTGAGTCATATGTTTATGTAGATACTGGTGCTGACAAAGATGAAGCACTTGAACCATATCGTAACACCGGATGTTGGTGGATTGAAGATAAAGTCGAGAATGCAGTTCTTGGTCGTACTCTTGGTCTTGATAGTATTTTGGTAAATCATCCTTTCAACAAAGATTCCTTCGTTGGTGACATGCCACGTTGTAATAACTGGAAAGAAATTTACGAAACAATTGTTGGCTAACACATCAATTATATAAATATAAGCATAGGTGATATACTATGCGGTAAGGAACCGTAATTTGGTTCCTTTTTTGTAATTAAAATAGGAGAGTTAATGCCTACTTATACTTTTGAAAACACTGAAAATGGCGAACGCTTTGACAGAATTTTGTCAATGGCCGAACGTCAAGAATACCTAGATCAAAATCCAAACATTAAACAATTGATTGTGAACGCACCAGCACTTGGTGACTCTGTTCGTTTAGGTTTAAGAAAACCTGACGATGCGTTTCGTGATGTTATAAAGAATGTGAAAAAGCATCATCCCGGTTCAATTAAAAAAGATGGGGTGGCAAATAAAATTAACACATGGTAAAATACCATTAGGAGGTTTCATGGCAAAACAGCGAAGACTATCCCGTAAAGAAAAAAGAAGAGTAGAAAGAGAACAAGACCATATGATGGGCATCTTAAATCAAAAGTTCGCAATGCGAAAGATTAACCCACTCACACCATCTCAATCTGACTTATTTGACTCTTATAAACAAGGATACAATCTAGCCGCCATCGGAACAGCAGGTACAGGAAAAACAATGTGTGCTACATACTTGGCACTCAATGATGTACTACAGAAAGGAGAGTATGAAAAAGTCGTCATAATTAGATCTGCAGTTCAAACGAGGGAACAGGGTTTCATGCCAGGTTCTCAGGCACAAAAAGAGGCAGTGTTTGAAGCACCATACACTGATATCGTTAACGAACTATTTCAAAGAAAGGATGCTTATCAAGTTTTAAAGACAAAAGGAATGATAGAGTTTAAAACGTCATCGTTTGTAAGAGGACTCACATTTGATAACGCAGTCATCATTGTAGATGAATGCCAATCAATGACATACCACGAACTTGATAGTATTATCACAAGAGTTGGAGAATCATCAAAGATTATTTTCTGTGGAGACACGAAACAGGATGATTTACAACAATCTAGAAATAGAGCAGATATCACAGGGTTGCACGACTTTATAAAGGTTTTAGACGCAATTAGAAGCTTTGACGTAGTTAGATTTGGCGTAGATGATATCGTCAGATCTGGTTTAGTAAAAGAATATATAATTGCAAAAGAACAATTACTAGAAGCAGCTTAAGCTTTTCAGGGTGCCCGGTATAGGGCATCCGCTTTAACAAGGAATAATTAATGACTATTTGCACAGTCACACCAAACGCTGATCACCAAATTAGCGAACTATGTAAAGAGAATAAATGCTATGCGATTACGCTTAGCGTTAAAGGCGGAGGCTGTGCTGGTTTCGAATATGAGTGGGGTACCGCAAAGGTAGAAGACTTAGAACCAGGTGATGAAGTAATTACATGTAATGAAGGATACTTTGCAGTTAAATCTCACGCAGTCATGTTTTTGATTGGAACAGAAGTAGATTACGTTAAAAGTTTAGTTGGCTCAAACTTTGAAATTAAAAATCCAAATGCTCATAGTAGCTGTGGATGTGGTGTAAGTGTTAACTTTGATATGGATAGCTTAGTACCACAATTATAAGGAAATCAAATGCCAGAAGTTTCAACAACTGCACATAGACATATCGGTCATGCATCACCAACGCCTAATCCAGAACATCGCACGCCTTATAAATCATCGCAAACAAATGTGAAGGTAGAAGGTAAATATGTTATTAGGCAAGGCGACGCAACTGCCTGTGGAGATCCAGTTGTTGGGTTTTCAAGTAAAGTTAAAGTTGGTGGCAAGGGTGTTCATCGTAAAGGTGACGCTACTGGAGGTCATGATACTTGGCCTGCCAATGCATCATCAGAAGGATCAAGTAAGGTAAACGCAGGTGGCTAATCCAGACTATGCTACACTGTTACCGTTAATTGCGGCTGAAACAGATCCAGTACTCAAACAACAATTAATAGATCAATGCTACCAGTTCTTAGTTCCTCTTACTGATGCCGAAAGAGAACTATTTGAATATTCTAATTTTGATTATATTGAAAATAACCCAGGATATATTGAGCCATATGCAGTTGACGGTAACTCGCACTTATACGTTCTTCCAAATTATGTGGTCGATGGTTATATAAATATAGAAAACGGTAACGCACAAGATTTGTATGTGTTGGCCGGCTATGTACTTGACGGATACATCGCACCGAGTGGAGGATCCACTGGAAGCGGTTTTGTTGCATATGTCGGTAAATACTACAACCAAGACGGGGAAACAACATAATGGCAATTACTAAACGCGGCGATAAGGGTAGTGCTTTAACATATCAGGAAATGGACGATAACTTCGATGCCATTACTCCAAGAACAAGCGAAACAGGCGCGGCTCAAATTCCTGCCGGTACAACTGGAGAAAGACCAGCTGGTCAAGAAGGCCAGTTACGTTTTAATACTGCATC